ATGGACAGGCGAACCGAACAAAGGCCTCCGGCAGACCGACAGCCAGATAGCCGAGGTGATCATCGAGCATGAAAAGAAGATGGGGATCCGAACCCACGACGGTGGCCCTATGATCGGCGAGGTCAACCTGGGCCGGCCCAAGAGGCATGTCGATTACATCCTGTCGCCTGACTGCTTCAGCAAGAAACCCAACTACCAGGGCGGTGGTCAAGGCCCGAGTACAGCCGAAGTGTTCAGCGAGTACGGCATAAGCGGTCGCCCTGGTGATCCAACTCGCGATCAGAAGGTCAAGCAGTTCCATGAGCGCTTGAGGGTGCGCGACGGCGAAGTGCCGATGATCCAGGTGTATGACACATGCAAGCAGTTTATCCGGACGATTCCTATTCTGCAGCAAGATGAAAACAATCCGGAAGATGTGGATACCAAGATGGAAGACCACATCTATGATGAAGCAGCCTTATACCTGATGTCCAGGCCTCTGGCCCTGGAAATACCGCCGGCGAAGCTATCCAGCTATGATCGGCGTATCAATGAACTGAAGAACATGCCCAGCGACAGCTATGAAGACTTTGCAGCGCACGACTATCAACAAGAGATGCAGCGCCTGGAGGGCGACGATTGGGAAGCGCTTGAAACAGACGAATATGACGACGGGGATCTGGTGGCAACAATTCAATGAAGGAGGCACAACATGTCAACATGGTATCTATTTACCAATCTAATTGTAGTGATCATAGCCTTTGCGGTCGCGATAGTCGCGGTCTGGGTAGGCTATTGGATGGGCCGAAACAGCAAGGATTTGCCGCTGCGTTCGGTCTTCAACCCCAAACTGCTTGACCAGGGAGATGGAGAGGAGCCTGGTGAAGACCCATTTGAAGAGGCAATGACACCGCCCGTACAAGAGGGCGATGAGCGTATCGAAACGATACGATAAGTAAATACCAGGTGTGTGTAGGGATCCAAGGGTGCCGAGCATATCTGGGGCGCGTTGTTTCATCGCGCCTGGAACGGCCGGCGGTTGTGGGGCTGCTGGTCAGACCTCCTTTCCTGTAGTACGCATCGCCATCCGGATCGGCACCAGCGATGCACCAATTATGTACATCTGTACATATAACCATCAAAAAGGAGAAAGAACATGAGCGAAAAAGAAATCACCTGGAACATTGGCAACGAGGAAGACGTAATCAGAGCAAGCAAAGACATCAAAGCCCTGGAGAACGCCGGCTATATCATTCAACCAATAGCCAAGGGCAAGGTTCTGGCGACCAAAGACCAGGTTAAAGCCAATCTACATGCCGTTGCTGCCGCTGGAGAAGAGTATGATCGCGACTTCGACGAAATGATGGACGATGCCGAGGCCAGGGCCAAGGAGTACGATGAAGCTATCCAGGAAGGGATGGATCATGCGGAAAAGCTGGCAGAGGAAGCAGCCGAGGAACTCAAGGGCCTGGAACCGAAGGCCACGATTATCAGCGACTTTAACAAGGACACCAAGGGTGCATAATGTATCTTATATGTGAGAACTGTCGGCAAGTGATAGGTCAATTCAACTCTGTAACGATCACGCAACCGCTCGATGCGTCGATGTTCACGTCCAAGTTTCCACCTATACGCGGTGTGCCTGGGCCGTTTCAGCCTGGTGCCGACTGGATGTATCTCAACTGCAAGCTGTGCGGCAAACGCGCTATTTTTGAGCCTGACCGGCTGTACTGCAGCATCCATGAGAACGGGCGCAAGGCTGAATACATGAACGTGCCGCATCCGGTCAAGGATACCTGGGAAGACACGCCAGGCGTGACCGTGGAAGAACCCGTAGAAGTTGCCCCACAAGAAGAAGGATATGCCTGTCCGGATTGCGGTCAGGTCTATCAAACCGAGAAACGATACAGCATGTATCATAAGCGATGTAAAGTGAGGGCGACATGAGCGAACAATCAACGGTCGACAGGGCCGAGTTAGCGAAAACACAAGAAGTGCTGCCGCCGGAAGGCAATGAAAGAGTAGGTCGCGAGGTCTTCAAGATCCTGGACGCGGTATTAAAGCACAAGCAAGACCTGGGTCTGCCGGCTAAGTGGCATCGATGCTACGAGTTGAGTCGCAACAAGCATTGGCGTAACCCGAGTTCGAAGGCTCCCCTGGTGAGTGCGAACCTACTGCACAGCCACCGGCAGCGCACGGTGTCGGCATTGACCGACAATAACCCGACGTTCAACGTCAACCAGGTGGGCCAGGTCGAGGAAGAAATGGAGGCCGTGTTCCACAAGCTGTTGAAGACCGCTGAATTCTGGTGGTCTGATATGGAGCAGCAAAACGTCCTGGAACTGTCCGTTGGTAACGGCGAACTGTACGGCTGCACGATTGAGAAGGTCGCGTTCAATCCGGATCTGGAGTATGGTCAGGGCGAGGTCGAGACTATTGTGGTGGATCCCATGCACTTCGGGTTCTATCCGGTCAAGACCCAGAACCTACAGAAGGCCCAGGCCTGTCTCCATTTCTATCCTATGTCGCTCAGAGATGCGCGACGCATATGGCCCGACCAGGCTGACAAGATCATAGCGGATCGCGATTGGCTCGATCAGCTTGGCGACTCGCGCCTGGAAGTCCAATCCAACATGACACAGCAATCCAAGGGCTATTTCTCTTCGATTGCCGGCGTGATCAAGAATATGGTGACCAACGCCGACGATGAAAGCCGCGACATCGAGGAAGTTCTGGTCGTTGAGGCCTGGGTCAAGGACTACACCAGGGTCAAGGGCCAGGAAGAACTCCTGGACAATGAAGGCCGCGTGATCGATACCGTTGAATACGAAGAAGACCTATATCCTGGCAATATCCGCTGTGTAACGTCCTGTAATGGCGGTAATGTGGTGCTGGACGACCGGCCCAACCCGTCCATCAATTGGGATATTATACCGCTTGACCAGGCGATGAAGACCTACCTCTTCGATAAATTCCCGTTCTCCCTGACCGTGTCCATCAACGATACTACCAATCCCTGGGGCATGACCGACTTCGAACAGTTGGAAGGCCTCAACATCGAGGTCAACAAGACCATCAGCCAGATGACCCTGGTCAAAGACCGCGTCAGCCGTGTCAAGATCATCAACCCGAAGGATTCGGGAGTCGCGAACAGCGAATTTACCAACAAGCCAGGCGTTATCAACCCCAGGTCGCAGCTTGTGGCCCAGGGCATCCGGTACATGGATCCACCTAAGTTCCCCATGGACTTGGAGAAGGCGCTCCAGGTGTACCAGGACTTCTTCACCATGGTTTCCGGTGCGTTCGAACTGGAAAGCGCCAAGTCGCCTGGTCGTGACGTGATCGCGTACAAGGCCATTGCAGCGCTATTGGAACGCGCAGCGACGATGATGCGTACCAAGATCAGGAACTATGGTCGCATGATCCGGATCCGAGGCCGTATGTTCCTGGGCTGTATGCAGAACTGGTATACCGAAGAGCGCTATATCAGCTACCAGGTGGACGGCGAGGACGTAACCGACGCTATCCAGGGCAATATGATGATCGTGCCGGCGAAGTTGAGCGTTATTTCGGGGTCGACAATGCCGGTGTCCAAGGTTCAAGAGCGCGAAGAGGCTATCGAGTTGTTCAAGCTGGGTGCCATCGATGCCGAAGAACTGTTGAAGAAGCTTGAATGGGAGGATTGGAAGGATGTCGCTGCCAGGTTGAAGATGGGGCCGGTCGGCGAGTTCATTCAAAAGTTGGTTATGATGGGTCTGCCGGAAGACGCGGCCCAGGCTCTGTCCGAGATTGGTCAAATGGACATGAAAGAGTTCGAAAAGACCCTTGAAAAGGGTGAAATCCCCATGATACAGCACATGATAGGCGAGGCTCCACAGCAACTCACACCCGACCAGATACCGCCATCGCCGGTTGAACAGGCTGAGATCCGAGACAAGGAAGCCCGAGTACAGAAGACCCTGGTAGAGATCGAACTCATCCAGGCCCAGATAATGACAGAACAGGTTGATCAGCAAGTCAAGCTTGCCGGCGTACAGCTTGATAAGGATAAGCTGGCTATTGAACGCGCCAAGACCGTCAAAGAGATCGAGACAGCCGATGCCATGGCTGCAGCGGATCGCACGGTTCCCGATGGTAGTGGCACATCAGCCCGAGCCAAGTCCAAAACCCAAGGCCCATACCGCGAGAAGGGTATGAAGAGCAACAACAAGAAAGTCTAACAACCCCACACCCACGAAAGGAGGAATAATGAAAACCGAGATCTTAGGAGACAATCGACAAATGCAGATCCTTGATGAAAAAGGCGCTGGTGGCGCTCACCATAGGTATAAAATAGTGGTGGCTCTTAGCGACGGAAAGACCATCGATACCGCTGCCGACATCCACTTCCAGAAAGGGCCGGTACAGGAGGCCGGCTGGAATGGTTGTCAGATCGAAGACCTGTTAAACATCTGCGCTCACCGGCTATCCTGTTTCCAGAATGGCCCGTTTCCCTGCCGTGAGAACGCCCTGGCGCTGACCAAGGTGCAAGAGGCCATGCATTGGCTGAACCACAGAACCTATGGTCGCATGATCCGTGGCGTGGAAGGGAAGAGCGAGGCGTGATATGTTAACACCCATTTATGTAGTCGCAAAGACCGTTTATGACCACGAAGGCATCCCATACACAGAGATGATCCGAGCCTTTAGGGTAAAAGAAGAGGCCGAGGCCTATAAGGACGTTCTGAAGCCGGAGTTACCGTGGCAGCTTGAAGTGACCAAGGTCGATCTTGAAGACTACTCTTCTTGAAAGGAGGAACAATGCCGATTGAAGCCAGCTTATTGAAAGACGCGCCTATCGAGGCCGACAAATGTCCGAAGTGTGGACACGAACCGCTTGAATTATCTTGGCGCGGTCATTTCCAACGCCGAAAGAAGAAGTGGCCCTGGTCAAAACCGCGACCCTACTGCGCGGTGATCTGTGCGAACTGCAAGGAAGTCATCGCCTGGGAAGATCCCATGGACAGCCCTATCGTTGTTGAATTGAAAACTGATCTAATTGCTGCCAAGCGAAAGGTGAATGATGCCGCCGTGTCTTCTTGTGCCATGTCCTATGACACGAGTTCAACCTCTATGGCGACAATGACCCACGAGCAGCGCTGGCGAGGAGAAGAATGATGCTGAGATATGATCGGGATCTAATCCGCAAGAACTTTAAAAGCCTGTGGGCGCGAGGCTTCTGGGGCAAGTGGTGTGCTATCAAGTGGATATTCCTGTCGCATTGCCTGTATGCCAAGTTCTCAGCCATTAATGTCTGGAACAAGGGTGTTGATCTTTGGGATGAGTGGGAGGAGCGATAGCGTGTGGCAAGCCGAGGATTAGATAAGCGGGTAGGGTTGGATGAGGTAAAGCTCATGTGTAGACTTGCCGCCCTTCGCCAATTGGCAAGCCGAGGAGTGGGTGGGTGATCCGAGGCTGGATTTATTATTTTGACATCCTGTGTAGGCTTGCCATCCTTATTCTGGAAAAAGCGATGAAGCTGAAAAAGATTTTGATCCTTCTGATAGCATCCATAATTATAAATCGCGGTGAAGGGTTCTTGCTCTCTTGGAGCAAAAGCATCGAGCCTGATGTCCAAGGATATGTCGTCTATAAGACCAGGGTGCCTGGGGATAAAGGTAATGAGTTTAAAACAATTCTGAACACAAGCTGCATAAATAATAAATGCAGTACCGAACGCCTTTATGTAAACGAACCAGGAACACACTATTTTAAGGTGTTTGCATATGACGCAAACTCAATTAGCCAAGTATCCAATGAAGTTCGCTTAATTATTGACGATGCAACGCCATCGGGCATATTCGATCTATCTATACAAAGAGTTCAATAATTCAGCGCTGAAGGGAGAGGAGCGATAATGGGAAACCTTAATATGAATTTAACACATGTAAAGTGCGACCGGTGCGGTGATCCTGATCTCCACGTCATCCGTCTTCAACCGCCCATGAAAAAAGGCAACGTCGTTTATTTGGAGTGTGGCGAGGCTTTGTGCTGGTCGTGTTATACAAAACAGGATGCCGAACTCATAGTTCAAAACGCAATTGCTGGTTACTACGAGGGAGAGGAGCGATGAAGCTGATCTGCGTAAAGTGCAAGACGGAGTTTAAAAAGGACAAAAAGGTCAAGTTATGTGATCCTTGCAACGCGAAATATCAGACATACATGGGTTATCAATTATACAAGATCCGTGTTTGCCTAAGAGGTACGAGCGAAGCCTTTATTCCAAGCTACGAAACGCATCTGCGTCGCGAAGAAGAATACGATAACAACCCCTGGAAGGAACTCTATAATGCCGATATACGACTATGAGTGCCAGGTGTGCGGCAACGTCTTTGAATACATCTGCAAGGCGAACCATAAGCCGCGCTGGCTTTATTGCCGGATCTGCCACGAGACAGCCAAGCCGATCATCAGCGCCAACGGAGTGTACACCGGCAACCAGGATGCCGATTGGATCAAGTCGGTGCGCGAGGTTGTGGGCGATGAAACCCAGGAAGGCAGAACCTTCAAGGCGAACCCGACCAGGGCGAACTACACGGCCTGGATGAAGCGGAAAGGCCTCCGGCCCTATGAACCTGGAGAGCCGACCAGGCCACCGCCGCCGGATGACAGGGCGATCCAGCGCGAGGTCGTAAAGCGCCATTTTAAACGCAAACGCATTGAGATAAAGGGATAATATGGGAAGAAAAGTCATTTTTTCTGAAGTTATTACCTTAAAAACTTCAGAA